CGGTCACCCCCGTTGGTGGCCCGTTCAACACGAACCCGAGCTATTCGGGCACGTTCATCCCGACCCTGTGGTCGTCCCGTCTGAACGCGAAGTTCTACGCCGCGTCGACGTTCGCCGACATCTGCAACCGCGATTGGGAAGGCGAGATCAGCAACCTTGGCGACAAGGTCGTGATCAACAACATCCCGAGCATCACCATCGCGGACTACGTCGTTGGCGGGAACCTGTCGTACCAGACCCCGACCCCCAGCGCCATCGAGCTGGCAATCGACCGTGCCAAGTACTACGGTTTCAACATCAGCGACGTGCTGGAGTACCAGTCCAAGCCGGAACTGATGGGCATGTTCACCGACGACGCGTCGGAGCAGATGCGCACGGTGATCGACTCGACCTGCCTGTACCGCAGCCTGCTGACCGCGGAGTCGGCGACCGGCAAGGAAGACGGAACCGTTCCGGCTAACCGCGGCGCGACCGCCGGCAAGCGCTCGTTGAGCTACAACCTGGGCACGGACAACTCCCCGGTCGACTTCGCCACCGCGGCCAACTCGCTGGAAGTCATCCTGCGCATGGCGTCGGTGCTGGACGAGCAGAACGTGCCCGAGTCGGGCCGCTGGCTGCTGATCGACCCGGCCACGCGCCTCAAGCTGATGAGCACCAACCTCGCCCAAGCGCAGTTCATGGGCGACACCAAGTCCATCGTTCGCAACGGCCTGATCGGCACCATCGACCGCTTCAAGGTCTATGTGACGAACCAGCTCCCGTACAAGGTGAACGGCACGACCGTGTGGGTCTCGGGCGACGGTAGCGAGTCGAGCATTGCTGGCACCTCGCACACCGTGCGTGTCCGCATGCTGGCCGCCGGTCACACCAGCGCCATCAGCTTCGCCAGCCAGATGGTGAAGACCGAGACGCTGCGCAACCCGACGGACTTCGGCGACATCATCCGCGGCCTGCAGGTCTTCGGCCACAAGGTCGTCAAGGGCTCGGCCCTGGCTACCGCCATCGTCACCGGCTGATAGCCAAACTCGACACAAGGAGCAAGTACCATGGGATATTCCACCCAAATCGGCCGCGCTGACGGCGGCACGGAAATTGGCGTCGTTCCGGCGGCGCAGACCACGCTGGTGGCGGGCACCACTGAAGTCCCCGGCGCGATCAACCAGATCGTCCCGGTGGCGGGCTCGACGGCGGTTCGCCTGCCGTTCGGTGCTGGTGGCCCCATCGTCATCAAGAACCTCGCGGCCACGGCAGTCACCCTGCTCGTGTTCCCGCCCTGGAATCCGATGACGAACGCGGCGGCTGGCGGCAAGATCAACGGCGGCTCGGGCAACGCGTCCATCTCGGTGGCGCAGAACGCCTCGGCCGTGCTGTTTCCGCACGCCAACGGCATCGACTTCACTGCTGTGGTCGGTAGCTGATGCGCGAGACGCGCTAACGTGTTAGCGTGCTACGATACGCCCGGCCCAGTGCCGGGCGTTTTTCCATCTGGGGACTGATTCCATGCCCACCATCACCGCCCAAGCGATCCTGTCCAAGGTTGAGCTGCTCATCCAGGACACGACCAATATCCGGTGGTCGGAAAACGAGCTGCTTGGCTGGCTCAACGACGGCCAGCGGGAAATCTGCACCGTCAAGCCCGACGCCAGTACGAAGGTGGCCTCGATGGCCCTGGCGGCCGGCACCAAGCAGGCCATCCCAGCCGACGGCACCGCGGCCATCAAGGTGACGCGGAACATGGGCGCCGGCGGGTCGACGCCCGGCGGGGCGGTTCGCAAAGTGCCGATGGAGCTGCTGGACTCCAGCACGCCGAATTGGCACACCGCCACTGCCACCGCTACCGTGCTGCACTTCAGCGTCGATCCGCGCATGCCGCGCAACTTCTACGTCTATCCGCCGTCGCTCGGTACGACCCAGGTCGAGCTGCTGTACGCCGCGGCGCCCACGGACGTGGCGGCGGTTGGCAACACCATCAGCATCGACGACCTCTACGCGACGGCGCTGATCGACTACATCGCGTACCGGGCCTACCTCAAGGACCACGAGCTGATCGGCAACGACGTGCGCGCGGCCAGCCACTACAAGCTGTTCAGCGACTTCTTGACCCGACGCACCCAGGTTGACAGTGCCGTGGTGCCCACCAGGGACAATGTGAAGGGCTGACGTGGCAAAGGCTCTCTCGCTCTTCTACCCGCACGTCGAGCCGCACGTGTACGGGTGCCCGGCGCCCATGATGGATCAGGCGCTGGTGTACGCCGCCGCGCTGTTCTGCCGCGAGACCCTGATCGTCAACGACATCTCGACCCTCGACGTGGTGATCGACCAGCCAGACTACGATCTGGACTTGCCGGCTGCCACGCGCCTGAGCAAGGTACTGGACGTCTTCGTCGGTGAGCGGCGCCTGGAGCCTGTCGGTACGGACTACGTCCGGCGCGCAACGGCGCTGCGCGGCACGGTCGACGGGGACGAGCCCGAGGTCGGACCTCCGCGGGCGTTCTTCCAGAAGCTCGTCTCCGACCCCACGATCAGCCTGTACCCAGTACCGGACGAGTCCATCGCTACTGGACTCACGGTGCGCGCGGCGTTTGAGCCCGCAACGGCCGCGCAGACGCTCCCGGACATCCTGTACGACTACCATCTCCCAGACATCGCCCACGGCGCCGTTGCGCACCTTCTGACTCTGCCGGGGCAGGCATTCACGAACCCGATGGCGGCCCGGGAGTTTGCAGCGCGCTTCACCAGCGCGATGATGAAGGCTCGCCCCGTTGCGAGCTACGGCCGCGTTCGTTTCACAGGCCGGGTCGCCCCGCGCCCATTCGCATAAGGCAGCACCATGGCAATCCAACTCGGCGAGACCCTTCGCAACAACATGATCAACCAGTATGAGACGACGGTTGGCACCGCGCCGAAGCTGCAGATCAGGTCTGGAACGCGCCCTGCGGCGCCGGCCACCGCTCCAGCGGATGGAGCGCTCCTCGATACCATCACGCTGCCCAGCGACTGGATGGCTATCGTGGGGTCGCAGACCGGCAACGATGCAGGGAAGATCGCAAAGAACGGTACGTGGGTTGGTGGCGGAGCTGCAGCCGCCGCCGGCGCAGGCACGAACGCAACCTACTACAGGCTGATGAACAGCGCCGAGTCTGTCTGCCACGAGACTGGCACCGTCACAGCCACCGGTGGCGGTGGCGACCTGACGCTCGACAACATCAGCATCGCCACCGCTCAGATCATCACCGTCACTGGCTGGAACAGGACGCAGGGCGGAGGCTGATAGGTGATCCGCATTGCCTTTCGATACAACGACAGCCGCCTTCTTTCGCGGCTGGTCTGTTTCGTCCAAGGCGGCGACAGTGCCCACTGCGAGACGGCGTGGCAGTGGGAGCACCACGACCACCGATGCGTCAGCGCGTCGTGGGTGGACGGCGGCGTGCGGGCCAAGGAGATCCATATGCCGCCCGAGAAGTGGCGCATCTACGAGATCCCGGGCTCGTCCCAGGTTGTGCTGGCCTGGGCACAGGCGAACCAGCTCGCACCCTACGACTACCTCGGGCTGTTCGGCTTCGTCATCCGCCGAATCAAAGGCTGGCGCAATGCGTGGTTCTGCAGCGAGGTCGCGGCTGAACTGCTGGGTCTGCCTGACCCACACCGATACGACTTGGCGCTGCTGGAGTCTGTCTGCCAGCGCTTCGGGACGAGGATTCAATGAACACCTACATCGTCACCCGCAAGAGCGACGGCGTCGAGGTCTACCGCTACAGATACGACTCCATGCTGGAGTTCGAGCAATGGCCGTCGGCGACGCACGACCACACGCTGTTCGTTGAGCCCGACCCGGAGGCGCCGCCACCGTACACCGGCCCGTGGACGATCACCAAGCTGGCCTTCCGCAACCGCTTCACGCAGGCCGAGAAGGTCGCCATCGAGATCGCCGCTCTGGACGACCCGGAGGCCGCGATGCAGCAGCGTGCGATGTCTGCCGCACTGCGCGCATCGCAGGAGGACGTCGCGGTGGCGCAGTTCATCGACCTGACGCGGGCAGACACCAGAGCCGGCGTGCAGATGCTGGAGACGGCTGGACTCCTGGCCGTCGGCCGCGCCCTGACGATCCTCGACACGCCGCCGACCGAGACGGAGGTCTGGAATGGCTGAGTATTACTGCGAACCCAAGACCTACCCGGTCTACGCCGCCACCCCGGCCAACAACACGACAGCCTATGACGGCGACGGGCTGGCGAAGGGCCTTGCCACACCGGCCAGGGTCAGCATCGACCTGACGGGGTACACGGCAGCGGCCACGAACACCTTTGCCATCGGCGGCGCGACGCTGACCTGTGTCGCCTCTGGGGCGACGACAAACCAGTTCAACGCCGGCACCGGCTCCACCTTGGCGACAAACCTCGCCAACGCGATCAACGCCGCCACGAACGTCGTCAATGCTGCCGCAACAGATTGGTCTCGGCATCACCTACGCAACGTCGTCTACGCCACCACCTCTGGAGCCACGCTGAACATCCAGACCCGCGCCGGGTCAGCGGTCTACAACAGCAATG